CGGCTCAGTGGGGAATGGCCTCGACTGGCGGCTGCATCGGCGACCACGGTCGGGGCCGTTTCTTTTCGCTAGGCAGGCTCCTGGGGGTGTTGGGCCTTCCACTTCCGGTCGGCCTCGAGGAACAGGCGGATCGCCTCCTCGACGCCGTAGGCGTGGACGGAGAAGAAGGTGCGCCGGTTGTCAATCTGCTGCTGGCGTGTCGCCCAGCGACAGTTCCCCGGCTCGTAGTTCCCATCGTTGTTGATCCGATCGATCTCATGCTCCTTTGTCGGCGGCACGCCCATGTCCTCAAGCCAACGATCAAACGATTTCTTCCACCGCTCGCAGACCTGGATCCCGCGCTTGCCGTAATACCGGTAGGTGCGATCCTTCGGATCCTCGCAGCGCCGCTTCATGTTGTACCAGACGTGCTTCAGACGTTTCAGCTCAAAGTCGATCCCGACCAGCTCCCCGCGCTCATTCGTGATGCCTTGGGCGTACCCCTTCCCGTTCACGCCCGCTACCCTACGCCAATCCACCCAGCCATGTCAATTTGGTGCTATACTTGCCGCCGTGGCCAACCTCCTCCGAGATCGCCGCGTCACCAAGGCCCGGATCGTCCTCGACGGCCTCCGGTGCCCCCATTGTTTTCACCGCTGGCTCCCTCGTGAAAGAAAGCGCAAGAGCAAGCGGCCCCGCTGCCCGTCCTGCCTGACCGACCTGGCCCTCAATGGAAATAACTCTTGACATAGTCTCGCGCCTCCGCTAGCATCACGACATGGAGGACGCCATGACGAACCAAGGGCGGGACGAACTAGAGACTGAGTTCAACGCGCGATACGACGACATCGCCGAGCGATTCTCCGGTGAGTTCCGCCAGTGTGTGATCTGCGGGATGCCGACCATCGACCCATACGAGCACTGCGATCTGCCATGACCCCCCACACGCCGGGACCGTGGGGTATCGTGACGGCAGCAAAGTACGGCGCAGACCATGACCATCCTGCCGTCATCAAAGATGAGGGCGACGGTATCCCCTGGTGCGTCATCGCCGCTCGCGTTACCGGCCCGGACCTACATCAGGCGCGAGCCAACGCCCGCCTGATCGCCGCCGCGCCGGAGATGCTGGCACTAATTCAGTACGTCGCCACTTCCAAATGCAAGCACCCGGACGATCCTCAAGCATGTCATTTCTGTGCAGCCCGCGCCCTCCTCGCGCGGATCGAGGGGAAGGAGTAGTCATGGCTTGGTACATCGTGTCGGTCAAAGACGAGGCGGGACGAGACGAGGGGTGCGCGATCTTCGATTCCGTGTGCGGGGCGGTCGTGCGACCACTAGAGAACCATCCGCAGTCGGTGTTTTCTGAACCCGTCGCCCATGCGATCGCCAACTACCTAGCGGACAAGTACGGCGATCCGCGCAAGGCCGAGCATCGGCTCACCGACGAGGAATTTAATATCCTCGTGGCCGGGGCGACCCAAGGGAAGGAGTAGCCATGCCCACCGACGTCGACATTCTCCGCCGCTGGCAGGAAGCGATGGATCAGATGAACGAGGCGATGGACACCGCCGTCCGCGAGGTCATGCGGGCCGCCCAGCGCCTCGAGCAGCTCGCCGAGGATCTCCGGAAGGATGGGCGCGGTGTCTGAGGTCCTTCCCCCGGAACGCGCGAAGGCGCTGCAAGCCAGTGGTCATCCCGCTGGCGCTTGGTTCAAGGCCGACGGCACGCCCAGAAACAGCATCACCTGCGTCATCTGCGCAGAGCAGGTTGACTGCGATGATTTCGCCGTGGACGACCATCTGCGAATGCACATGGCGACGCTTGCGGGGCCGGGACCAGAACCGATGGGATCATTCCGGCGCGGCATCACCGTCGGTGTCGGAATCGCCACCTTCTTCTGGGGCCTTCTGGTCGCCGTGACGTCCGCTCTCATGGTTATCCGATGACCGACGAACTCCTCGGCGACTACACGCGCCCGCCGGACTTCTGGCGCTACGCCGTGCGCTGCATGGAGCCGGGGTGCGCGCTCAACAAGTCGATCAAGACGCACTACAGCGAGTCGGCGCAAAGCGTCGGCGAGCATCACACCGTGGCGACGGGGCATAAAACCGTCATCGAGAGGCTGGAGACGTGACGCCGGAGGAGCGGGCCTATTTTGCCCTCGCGCAGCATATTGGATTGGAGGGCAATCTCATCGGTGGTCTGACGAAAGAAATGGAGAGGCGTGTTGCGGAACAGATCCGCGCCGCCATCGCCGAGGAACGCGAGGCGTGCGCGAGTCTCGCTACAGAGTTCTGCGTCGGCGTTCATGACGGCGGATGCCCAGCCTGCGATGCCGCCACCGCGATCCGGGCGCGGGCATGACCACGCAGAACGGCCCCGAGCCCGTGATCGTCATCCCGGAGTACGAGAAGCCGGGGAAGGACCACTCGGTCGGGGTCCGGCCAAAGACCTACGAGAAGCTCCGCGAGATCAAGCGGCGCACGGGGCAGTCCTACGCAGCGATCATCGAGATCCTGGTGGAGCGGGCGAAGTGACTGCAGACGGCTGGCTCGCGGGAGTGCTCGTATTCCTTGTCGCCACGCTACTGTGTGTGCTGGCGATTGCGGGTTACGCCGCCGTTGTTGAGTCCCGCTGTCTCCGTGCGGGATGGCCTCATGGGCAGATCACGTGGAATCTCGAGCCATTTTGCGTCAAGCGGATCAATCAGACCGATGTCGTCACCCCGCTAGGTGAACTGCGGTGAGCAAGGCGAGTGAGTGGGCGAAAACGGCGCGGACGTGCGAATGGCGGCGAAAGGACGAGTCATTCCCGTGGGCTAGGGTGAATACGAACGGCGACCTGGAGGTCGACGGCACCGGAACGGCCGCTCACTATAAGCCCCTCGGCCCCGCAGAGGCGTTAGCTCTCGCCCGCTGGATTCTCGACACGTTCGGGGAGGAGAAGACATGACGACGGACATGGCGACCAAGCAAGACACCGCGCTCCTCATGGAGCGCGTCGTGGTCGGCGGCGATCTCTCGAAGCTCACCGCGACGGAGCGGATGCAGTACTACGCGGAGGTTTGCAAGTCGGTCGGGCTGAACCCCCTGACGCAGCCCTTCGCGTATCTCTACCTCTCGAACAAGATGGTCCTCTACGCGAGGAAGGAAGCGACCGAGCAGCTCCGCGAGCTGAAGGGCGTGTCGATCACCAAACTTGAGAGCGCCCTCGCCGACGGCATCCTCACCGTCACCGCCTACGGCCACAACAAGCATGGGCGCACGGATGCTGCCACGGGGGCCGTCTCCCTCGACGGCAAGCGCGGCCAGGAGAGGGCGGACCTCTGCATGAAGGCGGAGACCAAGGCCAAGCGCCGCCTGACGCTCTCGCTGTGTGGCCTCGGGATGTTGGACGAGAGCGAGGTCGAGGTGCCGCCCACGGCGGTGACCATGACTGAGGTCGTCAAGATTGAGCCGCGACCCGAGCAGCCCGTCGGGACGCCTGCGGTGTTGAGCGAGACGCCCGTGCTGTTCCCAACCCCCGAATCCGACCGCGCCGGTCTCATCCAGCGCGCGCGGATCGCGATGGCGCGGTCGAATAAGGCGCGCGTGGCGAAGCTCCGGGAGACGTGGTGCGGGGACCCGAACGCGGAGCTTGAGCGCGTGGATCTCGCGGCCCTCGTGAGCCTCGTCAGGGAGCTGGAGGAGGAGAAGCTGTGATCGGGCGTCTTCAGGACTGGCTCCGGCGTTTCATCCGCGACTACTCTCGTCATGAGTGACGGCCTCCAGCCCTACACGGCTCGGCCCTCGGCCTACCGCCTCCCCGGCGAGCGCGCCCCCGAGTGGCGCTGTCTCTGCCCGGTGCCGAACTACCGTCGCCACGCCCAACCGTGGCTTTGCATCGGGGACCTGGAGCTCGCGGTCTGGCGCGTCGCGCATCCGGAGGTCACGACGTCGGATCGGAGCGCCCGCTGTCTTCTCTGGATGGAGCGCACGTTTGGCAAAGCGTAGCGTCGTCTACCTCCAGAACGGCACCGCCGAGCGTCCCTCGGTCCGCATCTCCCGCACCACCGAGGGCATCACCTTCAGCGTGAACGCCACCGGCCGGAGCCTGAACCTCGCGCGGTTGAGGGCGGAGAAATGCTACCTGGATCTCGCGCGCTTCGTGAGGGAGCAGGAGAAGGCGTGAATCTCTCCCACCTCGAGCGCGCTCGGTTCAGGACCGCGCCGCCGTTCGACATCACATTCACGATCCTGCGGGTCCGACCAAGGACCGTGCTGATCTACGACGAGCAGCAGCAGCGGGAGCGGGTACTGCCACGCGCGGTCGTGGAGCGGGCGCTCCAGGAGAAGCAGCTCGTGTATCTTGGCCAGGCGAGGAGGCGGAGCGCGTGACCTTCTGCCTCACCTGCGACCACCACTGTGACCGCGTCCACGGCTTCGAGGCGCGCTACTATGACGTGTGCCTCTTTCACGAGGTCGAGCTGAACCTCTGCGGGCCGGGCATTCACGTCTGGACCGATGGGCGGGAACGGTGTGATTGTGGCGCGAGGCCGGAGTGGTGACCCCCCCGGCGCTGGGGGCGCGATGAGACTCCTCGATCTCTTCCCATGCGCTAAAATATGCGCGTGGCGACAGTCGCCTGTGGGCATTGCGGTCTTGTATTCACGTCTCGTCGGCGCTCTCGACGTTACTGCTCCACGGCGTGCTCGAATCGATCTGCGTGGGCCAAGGAGAAACGCCGACACTGTCGGCAGTGCGGCAAGGTCTTTGCCCTTCGGAATGCGGGTGACGCAAACCGTCAGCATTGCTCAACGGCATGTGCAAAGCGATCCGTTCAGAAGAGTACGCTCTCGTTTTGTCAGCGGAATCCTGGGTATTCGGTGCATGTCAACGAGCGACGTATTGCAAAGAATCCAGGTATGTGGCGCGAGAAACAGCGAAACGAACGACGCCAAGCAATTGAGTTGCTCGGCGGAGCATGTGTCGTATGCGGCGTGACCAATCCTTATTGGCTGCACGTGGACTACGTTCCGACGACCAACGGGAAGCCCTATCGGCATCCCCGACATCTCAAGTTCATCCGCGACCACGCTACCGACTTCCGTCTGCTCTGTGCAAACCATCATTACGAACTTACTTTGACTGGGATGATTCAGGGAACGACGATTACGCAAATCGGCCGGTATTGCTCGACCTCTTCGCAGGAGGTGGTGGGGCCGCGCTCGGATACTATCTCTCTGGCTTCAGGATTGTTGGTGTAGACCATCGCCCGCAGCCGCGTTATCCCTTCGAGTTTCATCAAGCCGACGCGCTAGAGTACGTCCGCGAGCACGGCCAGGAGTTCGACGCGATCCACGCGAGCCCGCCGTGTCAATTCGCGTCGACGATCACGCCGGACCAGACGATTCACGAGAACCTGATCCCGGCGACGCGCAGGGCAATCGCTGATCGCCCCTATGTCATCGAAAACGTGATGCCGGCTCGGCAGCACCTCCGCCATCCCGTGAAACTGTGCGGCATCGACTTCGGGCTCGGCGTCATCCGGCACCGCCTATTCGAGACGAACTGGCTTTGCTTGGTGCCGGTGTGCTCCGGACGATGTAAGGCGGCCGTGACGGAAGGTCGGGCGATCAATGTGGTCGGAGGCGGGGTGCCGAAGTGGTGGTGGGATCGTCCGCAATGGCGAGCGATGCGCAGAGCCACCGCGCCAGATCACCCACTGTGCTACACCACGGAGGAGCGACAGGCGGCGCTAGGCATCGACTGGATGACGCGCCCCGAACTGAGCCAGGCGATTCCGCCCGCGTACACGGAGTTCATCGGGAGGCAGTTGCTCCAGGCGCTGGGGGCGCGGGAGGCGGGAGGGTGAGCCACACATGCCACGCGACAGACTGTGATAGCGCCTGCTCCTTCCCCGGTGCCGACACGGGAGGAGATCGCCGAGATCGTCCATGGCGACAGTCATGGAGTGCCTGGCGTGTGCGGGACGATTGGTGTACTGATGAAACCCTGTTCTGTCTGTGAGCGACTGATGGCCCTCCTCGCGCGCCTGCGGCCGGCGTGGCCCACACATCTGCCCGACGGTGCACTGGAAGCCATCGCGGTCGAGCACGAGCGGGATCACAGCGACGTTGTGCGAGCCGAGCCACGTGAAGGCTGCAATGGCTGCAAGATGCTCTCGCACGCCTTCGCCCTCCGCGCCGACCTGGAACGTGAAAAGGAGGTGCATCGACTGGATGTAGCGTTGGTGTTGAAACTTGACGCCGACCTGCGCGCGTGCGCGGAGGCGCTGAGAGCAATTCTTCCAGCAGTAGAAATGATAGCACGCTGGATTGGAAGTCACAGACACGAACTGCACAGCCTCACCGAGACTGACTGGAATGGATTTCAAGAGGTCATCAGCGACGCACGCACCGCCCTCGCCCGCCCCGGTTGCCGAGACGCTCTGAAGTGATCTCGCCCACCCAGCGCACCCTCCTCGCCCTCCGCAAGCGCGGCTGTCTCGCGGCGGTCGTGGAGAAGTTCAACGCCCATGTCACGCGCCCGGACGGCGGGAAGGGCATCAGGCAAGACCTGTTCGGCTTTATTGACGTGATCGCCGTTGAGCCGGATCAGTCGGGGGTGCTCGCTGTCCAATGCGCCCGCACCGATGACGCCGCCACGCGCATCGCGAAGATCCACAGTGCGAAGGTCTGGCCGAAAGCCGAGCGGTGGCTCACGGCCGGGAATAGAATCTCCGTGATGACGTGGGCCGTGCGCGTGCATCCCGACAAGCGCCGACGGTGGACGCTCAAGGTGGAGCCGGTGAGGTTGGAGGAGGAGACCGATGCCAAAGCTCTATGAGACGATCACGGCGGAGAACTGGGAACATGGGGCCGGTCACAACCATCGCGGCAATCGCATGTGCCTTCATAATCGCGCGCTGCTGCTCTACTGGGCGACTGGCGCCAAGGACGAGTTCGCGCGCATCCATGAGGCCATAGCCCTCCTCTTTCCCAGTCGTCCGCACCAGAGCATCGCCGCGTTCAACGATCACCCCGATACCACCGTGGAGGACGTGATCCGCGTGTGCAAGGTCGCGGACGTTTGACCCTCTCCCTCCCCGACTTCCGCCGTTTCTGCGCCCGCCTCTCCATCCCGAGCCGGGACGAGGGCGTGATCCCGTTCACGCGGATGTACGGGACGCAGGACTATCTGCTCCAGGAGCTCGCGGCGGGACTGGAGGCGGGAGTGCACGAGTATGTGGTCCTGAAAGGCGGTCGCCAGATCGGGGGCACGACGATCGGCGAATCGCTCTCCATCTACTGGCTCCAGACCTATCCCGGCATGGTCGGGTGCTACACCTTCGACGACGACGAGAACCGCGACTTCCACCGAGACGTGCTCCTCCAGATGCTCGACTCGCTGCCGCGGGCCTACCGCTGGCCGACCCGGGTCAACAACCAGGGGCACCTCGCGTGGTCCGCCCCGAACCGCTCGCGTCTGATCTTCGCTGCGGCGGGCAAGCGGTTCAATCTCAAGTCGAACCTCGGCCGGTCGCGCGGCCTCAACTTCCGCATCGACGACGAGATCGGGGCCTGGAATAACGAGAAGGCGATCTCCTCGCTCAACGCCGCGTTCTCGAAACGCCATCCGCATCGCTTCCGCATGTCGATCTCCACAGCGCAGGGGGCCGGGCCGTTCCGGGACATGTGGCGTACCGCGCAGACCGCCGTGAGCCAGCGCGCGATCTTTGTCGCGTGGTGGCGCAGAGAGGACTTCCGCATCGACCCGAGCGAAACGGCGATGTGGGACCGCTACGGGGAGGAGCCGCCCTCGAGCGAGGAGCGCGAGTGGATGGACGCGGTGGCCGAGCGGTACGAGGTGGTCATCACGCAGGAGCAGGTCGCGTGGTATCGCTGGACGCTCGCGGAGGAGTTCTTCGGCGACACCGCGATGATGGACCAGGAGTACGGCTCGCTCCCCGAGCAGTGCTTCGTCGCGTTCGGAGATCGGATCATCGGCCGCGAGACGATCAAGCGCCTCCAGCGAGATCTCGCCAAGGCCCCCAACCCCGCAACGTATCGCTGCGACTTCGGGACATCGCTCGATACGATGCGCCTCGATCTCAACCCGGAGGGCCAGCTTCGGATCTGGGAGCAGCCCGACCCGCAGGGCGTCTACGTCGTCTCCGCGCACCCGGCGCGCTCCTCCGATCCCGATGCCGCATCCTTCGTCTGCCAAGTCTGGCGCGCCTGGGCGGATGAACTGATTCAGGTCGCCGAGTATGCGTCGTACGAGGGGTCGATGTACCAGTTCGCGTGGCTCGCGATGAATCTCGCCGCGGCCTACCGCTTCCGCGTCCCGGCCTTCTTCGCGCTCGAGGTCGGCACGGTCGGCAAGTACGTGCTCGCGGAGATCCAGCGGATTCAGAATTACGGCTACGGGCTCTCGCCGTCGGCGGTGAATAACAGGGATGTCAGGAACGTGATCGGCAACATCCAGCACTTCCAGTACGTCCGCCCTGACCAGGCCACCGTCCGCTCTGCCCCCCTCGGCTGGAAGATGTCCGCCGAGATTCGCCCCTGGATCATCCACCAGCTTCGTGATGAAATCGAGCGGGGACACGTCGTCATCCGCTCGCCGGAGCTGATCGACGGGCTCGATGGCCTCCGGCGCGGGGAGGAGGGGGACGCGGACGTGATTGAGGCGGGGGGCGTGTCGGATGATAGCCGGGTGGTGACAGCAAGTTACGCCGTCGAACACTGGCTCAGGAACGCGCTCCCCACGGTCCACGTCCTCGCCGGCCAGAAGCGCCCGGATCGGTGGGCGCCAAAGACGGTGGAGGGGAGGCTTGTGGGGAACTATCTCCAGGGGGTCATGCAGAAGGGGAGGCCGAGGAGTGCTTGATTGCATGGGCGGAAATCACGTCTTCACCGTTGAGCACCCCCTGCCAGGCATGACGTGTCTCTGCGGTGGCCTTACCGTACCGATTGACGCAGCGAGAAAGATCACGACGCCGAATCTCGGCGAGTCAGTCATGAAGGAGTACACGAAGGGCAACATCGACTTCTTGCAGCTTCCCGATGACCCCCTGGCGATCCGCATCTCAATCGGACAACCGCACGAGGCCCCGCCCGGCGTGGTGGATGCGTACTGCGTCTATCGCGGCGACCGCGTGAAGGTCGTGAAGCTGCTTCAGCGCGTGCTCGCCTCGATCACATGACCCCCCGCGCCGATTTCGTCTGCAACGCCAAGCGCTGCCGCCAAGAGGACGGCTCCGCCCCGGTCTACGAGTTGCCCGTCTCCGCGACCCGCTGTAGCGTCTGCGGCTCGAAGCGGATTGTGAGGCTCTACAACTCCGTCCAAATCTCCACCGAAGGCCACAACATCGCCCGCCGCGTGGATGGGATCACCCAGCAAGCCTGGGAGGAGCAGCGCGCGTCTCAGGTCTTGGCCCGCGACGCCACCGCCCGCTGGGGGCCGCTCAAGGTCGTGCCGACGCGTGCCGTGCCCCAGGCCCTCGCCAACACCTTCGGGGAATTCGGCGCGCCCCACATCGCCAACCAGGTCGCCGCGAGTGCGGGGCAGCAGTACAAGCAGACGGGGTCTCGGCCCGATCCGCAGCGCGTTCCTACTGACGTCCTGCCGGTGAGGCAGCCGCCGGCGATGAAGGAGGGGTCGAAGGTCGATCGGCGGTATCGGAGGGCGGTGAGGGAGTGAGCCGAAGAACGCCGATGCCGCGTAAGAGGCTCCCACGACCGTGCGACAACGAAGAGTGTCGCGCGATCACGCCCAACGGCTGCTCGGTGAACGTCAGGCTCCATATGTGCCAAGCGTGCGCTCGACGTCTGATGCTTGAGACCGCCACGCTGCTCGTCATCGTCCGGGACTATGCGCGCCCCGATGAAGTTCGTCGCGAGTCGGTCCCATGAGCCTCCGCGACTACCTCTTCTACGAGGAGTCCGGGATCACGCTCTACTGCGGAGACTCTCGAAAAATCCTGCCTGATCTCCTCGGTCCATTTCAGTGTACGTCCTACTGCTTTGAGGAATGCTCGAGCCGTTGCGTTCTCGGCCCTGTCGTGATCCTTGCCGATCCGCCTTATGGCATCAGCATAGTTTCTGGCTCCGCCGTCGGCGGAGCCAAGCCGTTCGGCACGATCGGCGGTCCTGTCATTGCGCCGACGAATACTTACATGCCGGTCTTCGGGGACGATGGGCCGTTCGATCCGTCGTGGCTCCTCAAACTCTCAGTGCCTACGATCCTGTGGGGGGCCAACCACTACGCTGATCGGCTCCCGTCCTCGCCAACGTGGCTTGTCTGGGATAAGAGAACGAGGGACTACAGCAACAACTTCGCCGACTGCGAACTGGCGTGGACGAACCTCGGCGGACCAGCTCGGATGTTCCGGCATGAGTGGAATGGTCTGATGCGTGAGAGTGAGCGCGACCGCCGAGTGCATCCGACCCAGAAGCCCGTCCAGCTCTACGAGTGGATTCTCAATGAGTTGATCCCGCCTTCGGCATTGGTCGTAGACCCCTATATGGGCTCCGGACCGAGTCTCGAGGCCGCCAAACTCCTGGGGCGCCGCGCCATCGGCATCGAGATCGAGCCGAAGTACTGCGAGATCGCGGTGAAGCGGCTCCGGCAGGAAGTGCTCACCTTCCCCACCTAGACACCGCCCCGCCCGTTCGGGTATCTTCGTCTCCGTGCAGATCCCCGAGAACCTCCGCGACCGGCACGCGCTCTACCGCAACAAGATCCGCCAGATCGACATGGCCTCCCGCACCTCGCGCCGCTCGAAGTGGAGGCGCATGAGATCCTGGCTCCTCCTCGGCTCCGACTCGGGCTCCCCCGTCCGCCACAACGCGATCGAGAAGCTCGTCAACATCTCGACCGCGCATCTCTTCGCGCCAGAACGCGTCCGCTTCGGCGTGATCCTGCCGCCCCATTACGGGGACGCCTTCATCGAAGAGGAGGACGGCGCACGCCTTGAGCTCCAGCGCCTCTGGAACGACACGGACACCGGACTCGTTGCCCTCTCTGCTGTCCGCTGGGCCCACGCGATGGACACCCTCACCGCCAAGGTCATCGTGGATCGGAACGTCCCGACGCTCACGATCCTCCCCGATCCCTCGGACATTGGCGTGCTGCAGGAGGACATCGACGACTTCGACCGGCAGGAGGCGATCTGTCACTTCTACACGATGAGCCTCCCGGCGTATATCCGCATGGTCACCACGCACCCCGACGCGACCTATCGGAAGGCCCTTATCGCCGAGGCCGAGGAGCACGCGACGCCGATCGAGGGGAGCGGCGGTGCCGACTTCCTGCCGCCCACCGTCCAGCGTCTCATCCTCGCGCAAGCCTCCCCGAACATGATCGGCCAGGTGAACTACGCCTCAGATACCTCGCTCGCCATGCCGCAAGTCAGGGAGCCAGTCGTGCCGCTGGCCGAGCTCTGGATCTGGGACGATGCCGAGCAGGACTACCGCGTCGTCAAAAACTTCCTGCCGACTGAGCGGATCCTGTGGGACCCGATCAATCCGCTCGTACCCGGCGAGCATCCGTTCCACCCCTTGACCTACAACCGCGTCCCCGGCTACGGCTGGGGCGTGCCAGCGATCGAATCGGTGCTGCCGTTGCAGGCGCTCCTCGCCGAGCGGCTCGACCAGATCGACTACATTCTCAGGATGAACTATCGGCCGCCCTACGTCGGCATCGGATTCACGGGGATCCTCGAAGAAAAAATGGAAGCCCTCCGCGAGCCGGGCGGCTTCCTCCCGATCCCTCCCGGCCCGGGGAACACGGACATCAAACCCGTCGTCCCCCAGATGCCGCCCGACGCCTTCGCGGAGGTCCAGGAGATCGAGCGCATGATGGCCGCGCAGTTCGGCCTCCCGCCGATTCTCCACGGGCAGTCGGAGCCGGGCGTGCGATCAGGCGAGCAGGCCGCGGTCCTCGCGACCCTCTCGTCAGGCCCGACGTTCTCCCGCGCGATGGTCGTCGAGGATTGGGTAGAGAGCATCACCACCCAGATGCTCCGCCTCCAGCGCCGCGTCATGTCGCAGACGCTCCGCAAGGTCAACGGCGACGAGTGGTGGCTCTCCCAGATGCCGAACGACTTTGTCGTCCGCGTCTCCGCGCACTCGAGCTCCCCCGTCTACTCCGAGCAGATCGTGCAGAAGGTCGCCCTCGCGAAGCAGTGGGGCGCCATCGACAACGAGGATGCGATCCGGCTGCTGAACTTGCCGCACGACGAGTTGCTCGTGGCGAAGGCCCGGAAGCTCGCCGAGGCGGCGGCGAAGCGGGCGGAGAGAATGCTCGAGACGAAAGAGAAAGAAGCCGAGGCCAAGCGGATCAAGGCCATCCGATGAAGGCCCCGCCGCGAACTCCCCGCGATGGTCTCGGCCCGCTCATCAAGTGCGCGTGCGGGTGCGGCGGCGAGTTGCGCCAGTTCGACGGCAACGGCCGCGAGCGCACGTATCTGCACGGTCACGTCCTGAAACATCTGACCAAGATCACTCAGCACGTGCTCCGCAGGGCCGGGCGACTCTAACACTCCGTTCCGTAGCACTTCGTTCTGTATCTCCCCGCTAGACTTTCTGCTCAGAACCTTGCCACGCTGCCCCCTAGACGCAATTCATCCTGTGCCCCGCTCCGAAGCAGAGTGGGGGCGCGACCAAGGAGGTCGACGCCAATGTTCACCGAGCGAGTGATGTATCGACGCGGTCGGCGCGGACGCCGGAAGGGCCGGTAGTGGTTCAGGATCTCGCCCGAGGCAAGGGCGGAGGCGGGCGCGGCGGCAAAGGGCGCGTCCGTCGTCGAGGCCGCTAGGCGTGCATGGCGCGGTTGAGTCGGCGGCATTCTCAAGCCGCCCGGCGCAATCTCCGGCGAGCTCGCGCTCGACGGCACCAGGGCCGTTCGGCTCGCCGCGCCAGGTGACGTGATGCCTGACGGTCAGATGACGCCGGGCCCGAGCCCGATGCCGATGGGGGCGCCGATGCCGGGACGTCCGCCGATCCCTCCAGGGACGACGGCGCCGGCAACGGTCCCTCCGCAGAACGCGGGGATTCGCGCGCGAGGGATGCACCTCGCGGGGATCATTCTCACGCTCGTCAAGAGCGCGGTCCCGATGATGGGGAACGGCACCGAGGAGGAGCAGGACCTTCTGAAAGTCGCCGGGATTCTCTCGAAGCGCTTCGGCCAGGCCCAGCCCGATCTGACGCGCCAAGAGGTCAAGATCATGGGCGAGCGTGCGGTCCCGCAATCCCAGCCCTCGCCCGATCAGGCCGCAGCGATCAAGGCCAGGCTCGGTCAGATGGGACTCGGCGGTGGCGGGGGAGCACCCCCGATGGCGGCGACCGAGCCAGGAAAGGCGGCGTAGAGATGGCAGGCGGAATCATGAAGCCCGACCTCTTCGAGATCAGGCTCCCGGCGGACAAGCGAATGATCGTCGGGCGGATGGACAATCGCCCGCGCTACATGGAGATCGGCGGCTTGGGGAATCCGGGGCGGTGGAACGAAGACAACCTCCCCCATTCCCAGTCACCCCAGAAGAACATCGCCCAGGTCGAGAAGGCCACGACGAAGGTCAAGGTCGCGAAGACGGCGCACAACCGAAACGACTGAGGAGGTCCCCATGGCCGGCGGAATCGTCGCTCCAGAAATCTACCCGATCCGAGACCCCCGCGACAAGCAGCAGCTCGTGGGACGCATCATGAACCCCCCGCGGTTCATGGAAGTCGGCGGCCTCGGCAACGCCGGCCGCTGGAATGAGGACAACCTCCCGCATTCCCAGTCCGCGCAGAAGTACATCGGGCAGCTCGAGTCCGGCGGGCCGACCGGGGTGAAGGTCGCGCGAAAGTCCACGAACGTGAATGACTGATGGCGACCGCGCTCCCGCGTCTCCTGGATCTGAAGCCCTGCGGAGCCTGCGGCGGGGCGCACCAGGCGATTCTCCGGCTTGAGGGATGCCACGTGGTGCAGTGCGAGCACGTGAAGGACAACGGGCTCTATCTCTACTGGTCGCAGGGCCGGCCGTATTTCGTGACGGGCCCCGAAAGGACGCGCGATGCCAGAAAAGGATGACCTCCTCGCACGGATCGGCGAGCTCGAAGCGACGATCAAGGAGATGAAGCGGCGCCCCGCGAACCAGTTGGGCGGCGACATCCAGCAGGCGTCCTACTCGAGCGACCACCACGGCACGCCCGTCCCGCTCTCGGTGAAGGGCCTCCTGAAGAAGGGCGTCAAGAAGCAGACGATCCAGGCGGCGATGAAGTCGGCGGGCCTCGGCGGCACGGTCGGCGATGACGGAACGGTGGCGGGCTTCCAGTGCCCGGACTACCCCGACTGCCTCGCGACGGGCTCGTCTCCGCACTGCGTCGGGATCACCTACGGGACCTCGGTCCACGTCCCGAACTGCACCGTCTTTCACGACGCGGTCGCCCCGCTCGAGCCCTCCTCTGAGCGCGTCATCGTGACGCAGGTGCAGGCGCCCTGATGGCTGAGCCGATCGTCGCCGAACCCGGCAAGCCCGCGCCGACGCCCGAGCAGCAACAGCAGCGCGTCGAGGCGGAGCGTCGCCTGGCCAACCTCCTCTGGAACGACCCCGAGACCGGCCCCGAGATGCGGAAGCTCGTGGAGAAGGTCGCCCCGGGCTCCCTCCCGATGGCGGAGATGCGCCAGGCCGCGGAGCGCGAGCGGGCGAAGACCCTCGAGGAAGTCCGAAAAGAGCGCGAGGAGTGGAAGCGAGAGCGCGAGGCGGAGATGCAGAGCCGCTCGCGCGAGGCCGCCCATCAGAAGCTGAAGGCCCAGGGCTACTCGGACGGGGACATCGAGCGGATCGAGAAACTCATGATCGAGCGTCTGACGGCGGACTACGAAGTCGCCGCGAACTACTACAAGACGCAGAACCAGGTCGGCACGCCGCGCTCCTCCTCCCTCGTGACCGAACTCCCCGGCATCCAGGGGGCGGGCGGCGACTACTTCGTGAAGGCGGCGGGCGGGGGCCCTGGCATCGGCGAGGGCGAGGGCCGCTCGGTCGGGCGCCAGTGGGCCTTGAAGCGCGCGTACAAGGACCTCGAGGACCTGAAGGCCGGGCGGCCGCTCGACCCGGCCCCGTGGGATGTCCAGCAGGGGAGGCAGTGATGGCCAGAGGAGGACGTATGCGACGCTTCCGACTGATCGCGTGGGTGCTGATCGCAGCGTTGCTCCTCGACTGGTCGCCGCTTCCTGAATTCCTGCCGGACGACGTGACGCAGGCGGCGGCCCAGACGCCGGCCGTGACCGTCATCGGCCCCGCCGGGACGCTCTACTACTCGACGGCGTCCGTCGTCCTCGCGAACGCCGCGCAGGGCGGGACGAGCATCTTCGCGATCGTCATCCCGGGCGCGATGTTCGCGACGCAGGCGGCGGCGAACACGACCTCGACCATGGGAGTCGGCACGCCGACCCTCGGCCCCCTCAATAGCTCGATCCCGCTCCACCTGCAGATCGCGGGGCTGCTCGATACGGGGGCCACGCCCGGGACCCTCAACATCGGCGTGAACTTCGGTCAGGGCACCACGACCAACCCCTCGGCCGCCAACCCGTTCATCGCGACCATCGCCCTCGCGAACGCGGTCACGCCGACGGTCTCCCTCGTGGGCACGCCGTTCCGTCTCGATGTGCGGCTCTCCCCGATCGCGACCGGCAACATGACGAACCTCGCCTCGGCGGGGAACGCAACGCCGAATATCGTCAACACCGTGTTCATGGAGGGGCGGCTCGAGTACTCCGGCGGCGGGACGCCGGCGTCCATGATGATCCTGAACGCGGCGACGATCGCCCAGGTCAACATCGCCTCCGCCCACATCCTGAACGTCCTCTGGGGCTTCGGGTCGGCGGGGCCGAACTACCTCCGCGTGTACAAGATCCTCTTGAAGCAGGGCGAGTAGCGGATGGCGCGAGCCTGGCCGCTGATCCTCGCGGGTGCCCTCGTGGCCCCCTTTGTCACGTGGCTCCCGATGCTGGCCCAGCAGGCCCCGAAGCTCGGGCTCCCGCAGTACCCGATCGTCCAGGGCATCGAGCTCTGGTGGCTCCAGGCGTTCTACCTGGTCGCTCTCGGCGTCCTCGGCACGATGATCTGGCGTGAAGGGGATCGCTGGCTCGGGATGGCGGTGGGGCTCGCAGGCGTGACCGTCTTCTACCGCGGGGCGACGCTTGGGGCGACCCTGGATCAATTCGGCAGTGTGACGCTTGGCCCAGCGCACACGGCCGTGTTCGCGCTGGGTGCGGTGATGCTCGTGGCCGTTCGCCACACGCCCGAGCACTGGCGCCCTCATCTCGCCAGCCTCCTCGCTGCACTCGGCGCGTTTCAAGTCGTCTACGTCTTCCACCAGCTCGCGGGCTACGACGTGCTCTGGGGGCGCTTCGACGGGGGCAGGCTAGGGCTTGTGCAGCCGATCGGGACGCTGGCGGGAGTCGATAGCGTCTCCGCCTACATCGCGATCCTCGCCCCGCTCATGCCGCTCTGGTGCCTTCCGCTCGCGATCTTGGCGGTCTGGATGGGGCACTCCCTGTCGGCGCTGCTGGCGCTGGCGGTGGGGCTCTGTGTGCGCTATCGCCCAGCCGTCCCGAGTCTTCAAATCCCCGGTATTCCAGGGCTAGGCTTCGTATTGACAACCGCTGCGACTAGCGTCGCCGTCCTCGCCTTCCTCTCCATGCTCTACCTCAAGGGCCTCGCGACGCCCGCCGTCGCCTCCCGCTTCGCCGTCTGGAAGTTCGGGTTGAAGCACGCGGCGGTCTACGACCCTGTCCTTGGCTGGGGCCTGGGCGGCTGGGTGAATCACGTGCCCCTCCTCCAGGTCCACGAGAAGTTCCTGCCGTTTGGGGCGAATGAACTCTGGCGGGAAGCGCACTCCGAGCCGATCCAGTGGCTCACCGAGTGCGGACTCATCGGCGGGATCCTTCTCGTCGGCTGGCTCTGGACCCATCGCGCGATGTTCGTTCATCCGGTCTGGGGCGGGAGCGTCAGCGCCTTGGCCGCGAACTCGCTCGGGTTCTTTCCCTTTCACGTCGTCCCGATCTCCCTCGTTGGCTTGATCGTGGTCGGACTCGCCACCTCTCGGATGCAGGAGGCCACATGATGCGCTGGGAACTGAGACTCGGCTTCTCGCTCGCGGTCCTCCTCGCCGCCCTGTGGGCGGGTCTCGACTGGCAGACGCTCGGGCTGCTCGCGTTCGGTGTCCTCACGGGGACGGGCATCGTGCCGACTGGCGCGGTGGGCACGGAACTTACCGCGGTCACGCGCCGCGCATTCGTCCCGCGAGTCCCCGTGCAGATCTATAAGGCCACGGCGATTCTGAGCGCCGGCCTCGCCAACGCGCAGACGGCGAGCGGGGGCGTCTCCTCGGTCACCGTCCCCGTGCAGGGCTCGCCCTTCGTCCAGGCCCAGGCGACGGACTACACGGGCGCCTTCAACCAGCCCGCCGTGCAGACCGGCATCACCGAGGCGGATTTCAACCTGAAGGCCGTCATCGTGCCGATCCCCTTCCTCGGGATGGAGGGCATCCTCCAGATGAACGCGGCCGTCATCCCGCTGATCGAAGCCAGGATGAACGACGCGGGGAACCAGATCGCCGATTACCTCGCGACCCAGCAGATGTCGAACGGCACCTACGGGACGATCAACGTGGACGGCTTCCCGCTGATCGCCTCGACCTCCCGGACCTACGGGAACATCTCGAGCGCCTCCCCGAACACTTGGTGGAACGCGAACGTGATGGGCTCGGCGGGCACCGTCGCCCCCACGCGGAAGCTCATCAACCAGATGGTCGTGTCGGCGACGAAGGCCGCGGGCGGTGAAGCGCCGAACATCGGCGTGTGCGGGCCCGGCACGTGGGCGCTCCTCGCCAACGACTTCATCGGGTCGGAGACCTACTTCATCACGCCGGGGAGTAGCTTCGATCAGAGTGCGCAGGGGGCGAGGGCGAGCTTTACGGCGCTCATGGTGGCGGGAGTCCCGATCTACCAGGACCTCTACATGCCGGAGGGGCAGTTCATTTTCTTCAACACCCGCTACTACAGCTTCTACATCCACGAGGCGGCGGCGTTCGCGTTCACTGGGTTTGCGAGCACGTTACCCAATTTTGCCCTTGGGTATGTTGGGGCGCTGATTGTCGTGCTCGAAGGAATATGTGTCAAACCGAGCACGTTCACCTCCCAAAGCGGGTTCACGAATCTCGTGGTCTAGCTCGTATAATATGCGCCATGGATCAAGAGTTATCGTGGCGCGAGCAGAAAATAGCAGCGGCGTGGTTCTTCAACGGCGAGGGCTGCACCGGACTCTATAGCAGTCGTACCGGAACGCCGAGGCGGTGGACGCGAGTACCGCGCATCATGATCTCGCAGAAGGATCCGCGCGTCCTCGAACAATTTCGGACATTCGTCGGCGGCCTCGGCCATATCTACCATCGTCCCGCACGTCATGGCCACAACGTAATCAGCGACTACACGCTCGGCAATCACGAGAAGGTTCAGGCCGTGATTGCGATGCTCTGGAACTGGCTCAGTGAGCAGAAGCGCGAACAGGCTAGCCGCGTCCTGACTGACCTCAAGGCTTATCAGCGATCACATCGCAATCGCTCGAAGTATCGAACTCACTGTCCGCGCGGCCATCCCTACAACGAGACGAACACGAAACTCCGAACCGACAAGCAGGGCGTGACTCGTCGTCACTGTCTCGCCTGTGAACGATTCCATTCTCTGAAAACGTGGCCGGGCGGGCGAAAGTTGTTGACTGCCTCCGCCCTCCTCGAGGCCGTCTAGTGCGCCGACTAGGTCTGGCGGGCCTAGTCCTTCTGGGTCTAGTCCTCGCGAGTGCCCCCGCCTCCGCCATGCAGCGCCGCTCCTGGCTCTGCCAGTCGATCACCGGGGCCGCGATCCCCGCCTGCTCCATCACGGTCTACACGGCCGGCACCACGACGAAGGCGACGATCTACGGCGATCAGGCCGGCTCGTCATCCCTCGGCAACCCGATCACGGCGGGGAGCGACGGCACCTACGCCTACTACGCGCCCTCCGGCCGCTACACCGAGGTCCTCTCCGCCCCTGGCTTCACCTTCGGCGCGGCGCAGACGCAGGACTTCATCCTCCACGATCCCTTCGCGATCCCAGCCGTCGCGCCCAACATCTTCGCCACGACGACCTGGCTCAACGCGACGCCGAACTGCGCCAATATCGCCTCGCCGACGACAGGAAAGACGTGGTGCTTCGATACCACGCCGACCCTCAAGGTGTGGAATGGGCGGGCCTTTGTGCCGCTCGCCGCGACCATCGCCGCGTGTGACAACGGGGGCGTGGTGGACGTGACGACGTGTCTCCAGACGGCGATCAACCGCGCCGGGTTCGTCTCCCTCCCGGCCGGCACCTACAAAGTCTCCGCCACCTTGACCTTCCCGACGACCGCGCCGACGATCCTCTCCGGGGCCGGGGTCGGCAACACGCTGATCCAGTGTACTCACAACGACGGGACCGACTGCGTCTCGATCTCGGGGGCGCTCAATAACATCTATCACGAGCTCCGCGACCTGCAGATCGACTGCACCGCCGGCAACCTCGCCGCCGGGAACGGGCTCAACATCAACGGCGCGGCCAACGGCATCCCCGTCACCGTCCGCCACGTCTTCGTCTCCGACTGCCGGACGACCGGCAAAGCGGGGGTGAACCTCACGTCGAGCTTCAACGCCTTGTTTGATTCGCTGATCGTTACCGACTCCTACTATGGCGTCCACCTGACGCTCTCGAACGCCAACATTTTCACGGCCGTGAACTTCTCCTCGAACGTCTACGGGGTCTACGTCGAGTCGAACTCGAACAGCAATATCTTCGCGGGCGGCGAGATCGCCAACGGGCCGACCCTCATCTACTGCAACGGGTTCTTTAACGACTTCAACGTCTACATCGAGAACGGCGGGCTCACGCAGCAGGGCGTCGCCAACGCCTTCGGGCCGACGGTCCAGTTCGATACGGCGTCCTTCCATAACCGCCTCGGGACCAAGACCTCCGGGGACGAGAAGATCCAGGACAAGGGGATCGGCAACCTCATCGTCTCGGCGAACAGCCCGAGCTACAACAACCTCCAGGCCCTTCAGTTCGCCTCGCCGTTCGTCTCCGGGCGCTCCGTCATCGCCAATAGCTTTTTCGACTCCTCCTTCGCCACGGCGGCGAACTTCGGCGGTGGCGGCGGGGGACTCGCGATCACGCAGGACACGACGACGGGCGTGGTGGACGGCAACTCCCTAAAGCTCGCCTACGACGGCACGGCGCCGTCGAACGGCCTTGTGGCGACCTCGACCCAGACGTGGCTCGGGCTCACGGGCGAACTGATGACGGCCACCTTCTGGATCAAAGCCTCCCGCGACATGCTCGACACCGAGACGGCGCGGGCCTATTGGAACAACGACACCGGGGCGGCCGTGCTGCAGACCGCCTTCATCAAGGGGCTCAAGGCCGGGGTCTGGACGCCGGTCACGCTCGCGACCCGCCCGCTCGGGTCAAACATCACCATGAGCCTCCGGTTCCAGTTCAACGCCCCGACCGGGGCCTTCACGGCGATCAACCTGAACGTGGATGACGTACACGTAGAGAAGTTCCCCGTGGGGGCGAACGGGACGGCCCAGGGCCCCGCGGGCTACGCCTATGTGCTGAATAATTCCACGGGCGCGACACGCACGCTCACGAACGCCGGGCTCTACGCGCCGAAGGCGACGATCGACACGGTGACAGGGACTCTCTTAACCTTCACGGGCACGCCGGGCATCTCGACGCCGCTCTACTTCGGTCCATCAGCGGCGGGACCTGAGATCAACTATGTGGGCAACATCTTCCAGTTTTCAGCAGGGACCTCGGGGCTCCGATTCGTGAACAGCTCCAACAGCATCGTGCTCGGGCTCTTCACCGATGGCGGCGGACTCACGGTCGGGACCCCGACCGGGGGCGATAAGGGCCTCGGGACGATCAACATGGCGGGGAGCCTCTTCCTCCCCGACGGCACGGCGGCGGCGCCGGCATTTACATTTAGTTCTGACACGCAGACTGGAATATTCCGGCAGGGTGTCAATACTCTAAGCGTTGCTAACGCCGGGGTAGAACGGTTCCGTTTGGGGGGGAATACCCTCAACGTCAACGGCCATGTGGTCGTCGGTGGGGGTGGCTCGCTGCGGTGGGACGCGACCTTCCCCAACACGGGTGATCTCTTCCTTGCCCGCGACGCCGCCAACACCCTCGCCCTCAAGAACAGCACGAGCGCCAACACTCTCCGCGTCTACGGCACGACGACGGGGCCGAAGTACGTCGCCCTCGGGCATGATGGCTCGGACGCGAACCTCGCGGTCACTGGAGGCGGGGCGATCAACCTCACGGCGACTGCGGTCAACGTGAACGCCCTCCCGATCGCGACCATGCTCCTCACCAACGCGAGCGGGACGACGACGAACAACGCCCACATGGTGCAGGATACGGTCACACTGACGGGCGGGACGGCGGGGGTCGCCCTGGCGGGGAACGCGGCCTATACCAACGCCACGAGCTACACGTGTGTCTGCGACAACGACACGGCCGTCCTTGCGTGCCGCGTCGTCCAGAACGGCGGCAACGGGTTCACGGTCACTTCAGGGGCCGGAACGGATGTCATCCGGTTTATTTGCGTGGGCAATTAGGGGGGATGAAGATGCGATTCCTGATCCTGCTGACGCTCGCCGTCCTGCTTGGCCTCGGTGGTGCCTCCGCCGCCCCTCTGACGAGTCCGATCACGACGACCGCGACGACCTACCAGCTCGCAGATGTCCAGGTCGATGTGACGAACTGCGTCGTCTCGTGGAATATCAACCTCGTGGACGCGGGGGGGGCGGTCGTCCGGTCGGTCCACCTCTCCGACACGTGCTCGGCCCTCGGGATCACGCCTGCCCAGCAGACGGCGATCCAGAACGCCGTCATCGTCTATTCCAAGACGAAGGCGGCGATCAACTAGATGCCCATCGGCGTCCCGACCACTCCGACCTACGCCTTGAGCGACTACCTCGCGGAGCTGCGGCGGTTGGTCCACGATCCCAATGATGTCTTCTGGAGCCAGGCCGACAAGATCGCGAACATCAACAAGGCCCTCCAGCGCCGGGACCTCGACACCGGGGCGAACCGCCAGCTCGTGACCTTCTCCTTGACGGTCGGCGTCGATACCTACACCTTTCCCCAGATCGGCGTCGCCAACGTCTTCGACGTGGTCGGCATCAACCTGATCTTCGTGTCGAACCGCGCGATCCTCGCCAACACGTCCTTCCGGCGCCTCAACAAGCTCTACCGGCCGTGGACCCCGTACCAGGGCGTCTGTGAGGGCTGGGCGCGCTACGGCCCGAACACGATCGTCTTCGGCCCGACGCCCAGCTTCGCCTACACGACCGAGTGGGATGTGTGCGTCTACTCCGCGCCGAATCTCCTCGTGAACCAGGCGGACACGGACCCGCTGCCGTATCCGTACACCGAGCCGATCCCGTACTATGCTGCGTACCTCTGTAAAATCAACGAGCGCCAAGGGGACGAGGCGGCGGAATTCTTCTCGATGTACCAGGAGAAGATCGGCGTAGGATTAAATTCGCGGACGGGCATGGTGCCCTCCTTCTATGGCAGTCGATAAATCCCTCGCCCTCCGCTGGGCCGGCGTGAACCAGTCGCGTCCGCGGCTCGACCCGACGATCCGGGAGATTCAGGCCCAAGTGGACGACGCGGGGAATTGCGTCATCACCGTCCAGGGGCACGGGACGGTCGTCGTGCGGGCGGACCACTGCGTCTTGCTCGGGCGGTTTCTGCTGGAGACGTGGAGCGCCGCCGATGGCGGTTAGCCTCCGCGACCTCCAGCAGCGCGGGAACGGACGAGGGCGCCAGCCTCGGACGCAGAAGGCGAAGACGTACCAGTTTCGCCAATGGAAAACGCTCAACCTGACCGACGCCCGCGCGAGCATCGAGGACTCCGAGCTCTCCTGGTGCGAGAACGCGCTTCCCATCGGGAACGGCGCGATCCAGATTCTGAACGGCCCTGGGGCGTCCATCGCGACCATCGCGCAGGGGATCGCCTCCCTCTGGGGCGTGCCCTTCTCCTCGGGCGGCGTCTTCGTCTCCATCAACTCCGACGGCTCGATCTCCAAGATCACGACCGGGGGCGTCGTGACGGTCGTCGCCGCGGCAGGGACCGTGACCACCGCCGCGCGCCTCAGCATGTGGCAGGGCTCCACCGCGCTCATCATTGACCCCACGAAAGGCTACTTCTCCTACGACGGGACGACCTTCACGCTGATCTCGGCGGGGCAGACGGGCGACGCGGTGACCGTCTTCGAGGGGCGCGCCTGGATCTCGAAGCAGCGGACCATCAGCTACACCGCCCCCAACACCTTCAATGACTTCACGGCGGGGAACGGCGCTGGCTCCACGATCATCACGGATGAGGCGTTCCCGGGGAACGTCGTCGCGCTCGCCTCGACGCTCGAGGCCCTCTGGATCGTCGGCCAGGGCGGGATCGAGCAGCTCGCCAACGTGACCGCCTCCGGCGTGGCGCCGAACGTCATCACGAGCTTCTCCATCACGAACATCGTCTCGGACCTCGGGAGTAACGCCCCGAACTCCGTCATCCCCTACTTCCGGGCCCTCGCCCTCTTCGCCCCCTTCGGCCCCTGGGTGCTGTCGGGGGTGACGCCCCAGCCGCTCACGGAGAAGCTCGACGGCCTGATCCCGCAGTTGACCCTGACGCCCGATGTCCCCGCCGCGGTCGCCGTCGTCCAGAACCTCCTCTGTCTCCTCTTCCTCGTGACCTACACGGGCTCCCAGGCGCAAGCCGGCGCGGGGCCGATTCCGATCGTGATCGGGTTCACGAAGGGGAAGGTGTTTCTCGCGAGCCAGGGGGTGACGCTCAAGTGGATCACGACGCTCATCGTCAACGGGGTCGCGCAAGCGTGGGGAGCGGATACGGCGGGGCATATCTTCCAGTTGTTCGGGGCGAGCAACGCGACGCCCGTCGTGTATCGGGTGCAGAGTAAACTTTTCGACTTTGGCCTGAGCACGACCATGAAGGCCGCGTATAAAGTAGGGTTCGAGTTTCAATCACCCAATGGGGTGGTCAACCCGACGGTCACCGTTGATTCTGAGTTCGCGACTCAGACTGTCGCCATCTCAGCCGTCGATACGATCACGTTTCTCAACGCGGCCGGCGCCCAGATTCAGTTTGTGAACGCGCTCGGGAATCCCGTCACGTTCGTCACGCAGGCAACCGTCCTCGCTCGCGCCAACGCCAATATGTGGGGCCACTATCTCGGAATTACTGTCGCTGGGACGGACGTGCCATTCAGAATTCAGGCGCTCCAGATGGAAGTGGTGCAGAGTAGGGAGTGGTCCTATCCATGAGGCACGATGGCCGCTGGCTCGCGATCCTCCTCGCGCTCTTGATCCTCGCGCCGGCCACCTCGCGCGGCGCGGGGACTGCGAGTGTGCCGAACACGCTCGCCGCACAAGCCGGACCGTTCGCGAATCTCACGCTGATCGACTCCAATTTCACGAGTCTCATCAACTACATCAACGCGCGCGAGATCACCCTCGGTACCCTCGGCGCGCGTCCCGCCGCCAGCACCTCGGGTCGGCTCTACGTCGCGACCGATGTGAATGGGGGCACGCTCTACGAAGATAGCGGGAGCGCCTGGACCCAGATCGCCCCCGGCGTCACCTCCGGGCTCGCCGAGACCTTCACGGGCCTCACGCTCTCGAACGGTGGGACGAACCCCTCGACCACGATCGGCATCGCCGTCGGCGCCGCGTCCTCGGACGACACCGCGATCACCAGCCGCGTCCTCATCTCGCTGTCCGGCGCCTTCACGAAGACGACGGCCGCGTGGAGTGCCGGCACCGGCAACGGCTGCCTCGACGCGGGGTCGGTGGCGGCCTCCACGTGGTACTCGGTCTTCGCCATCTACCGCTCGGACACCACGGTCTCCGATGTGCTCTGCTCGACCTCGGCGACGGCCCCGGTGATGCCCGCCTCCTACACGAACAAGCGGCGGATCGGGAGCGTCTTGACCGACGCCTCGAAGGCCATCAACTTCTTCACGCAAGATGCTGATTATTTCGTCTGGGCGACGGCGACGATGACGAGCACCGGCAACCCCGGCACCGCGGCGTCGTCCGTCACGCTCAACGTCCCGACCGGCGTCAACGTCCAGGCGGTCTATAACGTCGTCCTCTCGAACACGGCCGTCAACTCGACGCTCTATCTCTCCGATCTCGCCAGCTCGGACGCGGCCGCGAGCGAAACGGTGGCACCGACGGGCCAGTTGCACCTGAACGGCGCCACGCTCAACATGGCGCTGATGAGTCAGGTGATGACGCGGACGAACACCTCCGCGCAGATTCGGTTCCGGCTGAACGCCTCTGACGGGGGCACCGGCGTGAAGTTCAGCACCCTGGGCTGGTGGGACAGAAGGGGCCGGGGATGATGGCACTCCTGGTCATCGCCGTCCTGCTCCTGTTCGCGGCGAGCGCCGCAGCCCTCCGCGCGATGATGTCGTGGGCCGGTCGGAGGGTGCGGTGAGGGACGCGCGAAGGATCTGGTACTGGCCCCCGCTCCATCACGGCGCGCGCGTGCTTGAGATCGGGAGCGGGGCCGGGGACTTCGCGCGTGCAGCGCGAGCACGGGGATGGAAGGTGGATACGCTGGAGCCTGCGGTGGGCGACCCGACCGCTGAAGCCTGGGCGGACACGGCCCCGCGTCAGCACTACGACGCGATCTTCGCGTGGCAGGTGCTCGAGCACCTCGAGCGGCCCGAGGATGTCCTGCGGGCGATCCGGCGCGCCCTGATCCCAGGCGGGTACTTCGTGCTCTCCGTGCCCTCAGCGCGCTCCGTCGAAGCGTGGGTAATGCGGGACCGCTGGGAGGCCCGCCATTCGGGACATCATCACGAGTGGACGCCAGGGACGCTCCGGAACTTCCTCCACTCCTTCGGCTTCACGCGCGTCCGAGTCATGCATCAGCGCATCGTCAAGCACGTCCGGGGGCCGTGGTGGTGGACGCTGGCCCTCGGGTGTCTGGTGGCGGCGCTCCGGATCTCCTCCCGGATTACGGTGGTGGCGCGGCCGTGAGAGTCCTCGACTGGCTCTGGGAGATGAGCCTGCGGTGGCGGCGCTGGCGTGCGCGGTCCTGTCAATTTTGCGGCGCGCCCGCTCTCGATGAGCGCCGACTCTGCGCCGAGTGCGCGCTCCAATGATCTACATTGCGATCCCGACCGTGACGCTACGCCTAGAGAATTGCGCCCGCTGGGCCATCGCGCGCACGACCCCCGAGCCCCATCGGGTCATCGTGGCGCGAGGACGAAGCCACGGGGAGAATCTCGACGCGGCGTTCGCCGGGCTGCCCGAGGATGCGGAGTTCATGTTCACGATGGACGACGACGCGGCGCCGCTCCGACTCGGCTGGCTCTCGTGGCTCGTGAGCATGATGGGCGACGACGTGTCGGCGGTGACCTTCGGGACCAACGCCGTCGTGGGGGCGCTCTATCGAGTCGGGGACATTCGCGGCAGATCGTTCCGACCGCGTCTGCGGATGAATCCGGGCGATGATCTTCTGTGGGACTTGGTGCGCCGGGTGATTCCTCGCGCGTCTGATGGCCCCTGGTGGCTCCGCAACTGCGAGGCGTATCGGGATGACGATGGGGAGTTGGTGTTCGGTCATTTGGGCGGCGGCACCATCGGCCACACGTGGTATCACCAGGGCCGCCTCTACCCCCGCATCCCAACGTGGCTCTGGCCGGTGATGGTCAAACGGTATCTGCGGAGGCTCGGACTCGGGGTGCCGGCGTCACTCGTGCACGGCCGCCCGCATGACGCGCGGATGGTCGGAGACCACCAGTGACGCGCCAGTTCTGTACGGACTGCAACCGCTGGGTGCCGGGCGGCAAGTGCTCGGACCGGACGCAGCTCCCGCCCGACTGCTGCCGCTTCTGTGGCCGGCCCAAGACGGAGGTGGCCCTTCATCGCGCTCCCGTGGCGTATCCGCGCGTCGGCGCGGCCTGCTCGATTCGTCTCACGTCCGTGGCGAGAGCGTATGGGCAATGAAAAGACTCCGGAAGAGCTGGCGCTCGAGAACCGCGTCCTCCGGAGGATGGTGGAGGTAAGCCAGGGGGAGATGTTTAACGGGCTGCCGAAGTGGGTGCGGATCATCGGCGTCGTGGGCTTCCCGGCGTTCATCGCCGTCTATTTCCTCGCGCGGGACGCGGGGTACGTGCCGTCGGTGTTCACGAGCACGTCCTCCCAGATGACGAGCGTGCAGAAGTCGCTGGACGAGCACCGCATGAAGCAGGAGATTCTCATCAAGGCGCTGACGACCGGGCTCAAGGTGATCTGCATCAACGACGCGGGCGAGGATCGGAAAAAGGCAAACCGCTGTCAGGAGATCCCGTGAACCTCCAGCTCGTCCGCGAGCCGCCGACGCCGGCCGCGACCACGGGGCAACTCTACGTGGACGGGACGTGGTACGCGTTCACCCTAGAGCCGCCGGACGGGGCTCCGGAGGGCGCGCCGATTCCGGAGGGGCGGTATCCGCTCCTGCGCTATACTTCGCCCCACCTCGGGCACGACGTGCTCCTCCTAGAGGACGTGCCCGACCGGAGCGAGATTGAGATCCACGAACTCAACGAGGCGTGCCAATCTCACGGGTGCATCGGCGTCGGCTTCCGGCGCGACGGGCCGCACCTCCTGGACTCGCGCCATGCGCTCGATGGCCTGCTGGCTCGCGTGGAGTTCCCTTGTTATCTCAACGTCCTGTACGGGCCGGTTGCCTATGCCTAGCGATCCACTGACCGGACTCTTGAGCGACAGCGACCAAACTCTCGTCACGGAGTACCTTGGCCGCCAGGTTCCAGTTTCAGAACGCGGCCAGGCGTCGTTACCTGTAGGTGGCGCTCCCGTCACCGGCGGCGCTGGCCCGGTCGCGCCGGGCGGCACCGGCGTCTCCACCGCGCCCGTGGGCGCAACGCCTGGTGGTCCTCCGAAGGCTCCCGGCAAGCCGAGCGATGTGCCCGGGCTCGCGAAGCTCGGGGTGGGGGTTGCGGAGAAGTTGCAGAAGCTGTTCGGTGGACCGACACCAGCAACCGTGCCGAGTTCAGAACTTCTCGGCGATGCGCCGCCCGGTCCTCCAGTCTACGACGTCGTCTCGCGCGGCACGGCGCCAGCACCGAATGTTCCGCCCGACGTGGGCGCATTCGCGGAGACCGGCGCGGAGTCGGGAGCGGCTGGGGCTGAGGCGGCGCCGGCCGAAGCTGCTGCCCCTGCTGCCGAAGGGGCCGGGTTCTCATTGGGCGGAGCCGTTGGCCCCGCCCTCGCAGCAGTCGGTGCCGGTCTCGACATCTACGGCCGCTCGAAAGGTCGGATGCCCGCAGGCCAGCAGGCCGGTGAGGCGGCAGTGGAGGCGGCTGGCGTCGCGGCGGCACCCTTCACCCTCGGCCTCTCTGCCATCGCGGCCCCGCTTGTCAACATGGCCATCGAGGAGATTGCCTCCGCGGGAGCGAACTACGCGCCAACCCGCAGGAAGGCGTACTCGCAGCTCACGCAAGGACTCCAGGGCGGATTCGCGCCGAGCTTACAGGAGGCGGTCGGCAAGGGACCGGAGGCGGTGCAGAAGCTCTTGACGCCGGAGAATCTCAAGGAGTTTGGTCTGGAAGTCCAGCGCGACCCTCAGACTGGAGAGTACACCGTCGGCCTCTCCTCGGCGGGGCATCCCTACATCAAGTATACGGACGCGCTCAACGCGCAGACGCAGCTCTCGCAGGCGGTGAATCAGGCGCTCCAAGTCTCTCGGGCGTTTCAGTTGGCGCAGCCGCCGGCCGAGGCCCCCGCAGCAGCGCCGGCTCCTGCTCCCGCGCCGGCGCCGCCATCGACTCCCGCTGGCGGCGGCCCACTCGGCCTCGCGGAGATTGGGCTCGAGGTGGGGCAGTGAGTCTCGATCCACGCCAGGTGGCCTCGACTCCATTTCGAAACATCACTTCGTTAATGGATTTGTGTGGGTATCTCGAGGGCTACCGCCGCGCGCTGTCGGCGAAGATCTTTTCGCTCACGGGCAAAAACTACCGCGATGCGAATCTTGGGGATGGTTCGGGGATCTTCGCCCTCGGCTACTCCCCGACGAAGAAGTGGGCGGAGGCGGTGCCGACGGGGGACTACTTGCAGAGCTTGCAGCAGACGCTCGGGAATGCGGCGACGGCGTTGGGGATCGCGCAGCCGCAGGACCTCAGCAGTTTCGACTTGCGCGATTCCTCTGAGTGGGCCAGTTTTACCTGGGTGCTCTCGCAGGAACTGCGGCGAATCAGCACGGCCGCTGGGATAGTATAGGAGTGAGCGATGCCTGACTTCGACTTCGGCGACCTGGCCACCTCGCAGGACTTCGGCGCCTACTTCCAGCCGCAGTCGATTCCGAGCGCGCCCTCCTTCACGCCCGAGACGACGTGGACGGCACCACCAGGGAGCGTGAAGGACACCGGGATCATGACCGACTTCGCGGGTGCGGCGAAATCTGCATTGCCCTGGCTCCAGCTCGGGACGACGGCCCTCGGCGCGGTGAGTGGTGTGCAGGCGGCGCACGCAGCGGGCCAGCAAGCCAAGACCGCCGAACGCGCGCAGAAGGTCCAGGCGGAGAGTGCGCGGCAGGCGCAACAGGTCGCGCAGCCCGCGGCGGCGTTCGGCCAGCAGGAGTTGTCGCAGGCCGCGGCGGGGCAGATCCCCGGCCCGATCCAGGCGCAGATCGAGGAGTGGGAGCAGGCAGCTCGCCAGAAAGCTATGGATTATGCCGCACGTTCCGGCCAGGGCGACTCCACGATGCTCACGACGTGGCTAGCGTGGATCTCGAAGCAAGCGCAGTCGATGAAGGCCGCGGCGCTTGAGCAAGAGCAGCAGCTCGGCCTTCAGGGGATTCAGACGGCAGAGCAGGGATTCGCGGGGGCAGCAGGCGCGGCCGGTGGGGCCGAGCGGAGCGCGACGGGCGAGGTCAACGCGCTGGACTCGTTGATCGCGAGTGCGAATAAGCAGCTCGCGGCGCTCAGTGCGGGGGCGGCGTGATGGAGTGCCCGGGGTGCGGGAAGGAAATGGACAAGTCCGACCCGCTGCGATCGCTCGCGAGCATCGAGGCGCACTTCATCTTCTGCCAGCCGCCCGGCGTGCTCGACATTATGCTCGCGATGAAGGGCGAGTATACAAAGCCGTTCGCCATGTGGGCAGGCCGCAGCATTGAGAAGATGGTCCGAGCACTCGCATGATGGATTTCTGGTGCTCCATGTGCGACGACCTCCACAAGATCCTGCCGTCAGATAACGGAGCGCCGCCAGTTGCGCTCTGTGCCTGTCAGCAGCGCCGCGTCCAGCACATCATCGACACGCGGTATCTCTTGGTCGATGGCAAGCGGTGGATTAGCACCTACGACGGACTCGTGACCGTCGTCCATCCGGATGACGTGCCTTGACCTGGCGCAAGCGCCCCTGTCGCCTCTGCGGCCGGAAGACGCACCCGGAGGAGTTGACCAACGGCGTGTGTCCGTGGTGCGTTGAAGATCAGCGCGTGAAGAAGACGGCATGACGCCCGACCAGGACCGCGACCGCATCGACAAAGTCGCGACGTGGATTTTCGGCGTGCTCCTGATCGGGGGGCTCCTCGCGTGGCTCCTGGCCCCGCTGTTCGGATATGGCGAGTGGTAGGATGGCTGAGGAGCGCAACCCCTACGATAGCCCGTGGGCGTTCGTGGCCATTCTGGTCTGCGTCATAGCTATTATCGTCGGCCTCTTGATGCTACCGGGACCAAGCTACACGTGGTGTGCGCACGTCAATGGCTGACGAGCGCCCGCCTTACTTCCTCGAGCGTCCCGACGCACCTTCCCCCTCCTTCGGCGCCGTCGCCCAGTCCGGCATCCTCCCCGAGGTCCGCCAGGCGCAGAGCGGGTACCAGGAGGCCCAGAAGCGCCGAGCCGAGAATGTCGGCAAGCGCATCGCCGAGGAGAAGCAGGCGATCACCGCCGTGCCGCATGAGGCGCCGCCAGCCGAACCCACGCCGATCCCGCGTCCGCCCTCCGCCGGTCTCACGCCATTCCTCGCGCCCGTCGAAGGCGAGCGGCCGGAGAACACCATCGCGAAGCTGATTCAGGGCGTCGGACTCCTCGCAACGGGTGTGGCCGGCCGGAAGGACGCGCGCGCCTCACTCGCCGCGCTCACCGGGGCCCTCAAGGGCTGGCAGGAAGGGGACAAGGAGCGCGCGGATCGTCACTTCGCCGACTGGCAGGCGCAGTCGGAGACCTTGCTGAAGAACTGGCAGACGAAGCGGGCGCGGTGGAAGGACCTCCAGGATGACCGGAGCCTGACGTTTCAGGAACGGGCGAAGATCCTGGAGCTTGACCTCCTGAAAGAAGGTCTCCCGGTCGATGCTGCGAAGGCGAATCTCGAGGGATGGAAGTATCTCCAGGACCTCGTGGACAAGCAGCAGGCGCATGCGGATTCGATCGGGCTCCTGCGCGACAAGTTCGCAGACCATCGCCAACAAGTAGACCGGGCCTTCAATGAGAAGGTCCGGGAGTTCAACGAGAAGCAGAAGCAGGTCACCGACCTTGACCCGGTGACGCTCGACTACGCCGCGAATCAGATGCTCTCAGGACACCCGCCCCCGCTCGGCATGGGCGGGGCGGCGCTCCGCATCGCCATCTTCAAGCGCACGGCGCAACTTGCCCAGGAGCGCGGGCTTGACCCGGCGAATATCCCATCGCTCCAGGCGGGCTTCCGCGCGTCCGAGACCGAATTGAAGCGCATTCAGAGCACGCGCGGCCCCGTCATGGCCTTCGCGAAGACCATCGACAAGCACATGGAGCAGGCGGTCAACCTCTCCGACAAACGCGACGCGACGGGCGTGCCCGCGTGGAATCGGTGGGTGAACAAGGGGCGGATGTCCATCGCGGGGGATCCGGACATCACGAACTTCAACTTCCTCCTCCGCGAGACGATCAACGAGTACGCGAAGGCGACGAGTTCGGTCTCTGGCGGGGGGGCGGCGACCTCGGACACGGCGCGGAAAGAAATCGAGGACGTGCTGAACAGCGCCATGACGAAGGAGCAGATCATCTCGATCTTCCCGCAGATGAAGCTGGCGCTCCTGAACAAGCAGAAGGGGTTTGAAGAGCAGATCGGCTCGACGGTCGAGGACATGCGTGGGTACTTCAAGGGCCCAGGAAAGGCACCTGCGGCTACGCCATCGCCAGCGAGTCCAGCGGCGACACCCGGCAAGCCTGCCGTCCTCGTTGGTCCCGACGGGAAGCGCTACGACGGCGCGGGCGTGGACGCGACGCGCCTTCGCCCCGGCTGGAAGCTGGAATAGATGGCCGACCTGCCGAAGCCGCCTGACGAGGCGTTTCTGCCGAAGCCCCCCGCCGAGGCGTTCGCGCCAGCGGAAGGCGTCGGGTCTATCCTCAGCCGGAATGCCCTCAAGGCGACCGGCGAGACGGCCAACCTCCCTGCTCGGGCCTTCCGGCTGGCGGTCGGGCTGGAGACCCCAAAGACCGTCGAGGACTACGCCATCCTGACCCTGGCGACCGCCCCCGCCATCGCTGGAGGGGGCGCATTGGCCGCCAGAGTGGCGCCGGCCGCGTTGGCGAAGGTTGCCCCCATCGCGGGGCGGATCGCGGCTTCTGGGGCCCTTTCCGGCGAGCAAGCGGCCGTCCAGGGGAAGCCCGTGCTCCCCGCTGCGGCCCTCGGGGCAGCAGGGGCGGCGGTCGGCGAGGGGGCGGCTGGGGTGACCGGGAAGATCGCCTCCAAGCTGACCGGTGCGATCGAGGCCCTGGAGACGATCCGAGACCGTGTGAGTAAGGGTCCGGACGCGGCGGTCAACAAGGCGTTCCTTGACAAGCTGATTCAGTACTGGCAGGCCGCCCCGACGGAGTCGGCCCGAGATGCCGCGGCGCGCTACGTCGCCGCCGAACTCGGGAAGATCGACAAGACCTCCGGCCAGCTCTTCCGGCGCTACGTGGAGAAGGCGGCCGTCCACCTCCCGGGGTTCCCCGCGATCCGGGGCGGCGTGCCGTTCCCCGTTGCGGAGACTGCCCGGGGGGTTGAGTCGGCTGCCGGCGATCCTGCAACCCGCGCGATTCTTGACGCCGCCTTCGGCGAGGTCCAGCCAGGCGGGATGCCGCTCGGCGTTGGGGCCGCGACGGGGGCGCTGGAAGCCGCAACGGGTCATGGCCCATCGTTCGGTGATGTCGCCGGCCACGCCCGTCACCTGATCGGCCGATGACCGACCTCGCCGCCCGCATCGACGCCATGTACGAGAAGCTCTTGACCCGCCTGGACGAACCGGGCCAAGATGGGCAGACGCCCGCGCTCAACCATGTCACGCAGGCACTGGTGGCGGCGGGGAACTGGCTGAAGCTGAAGGCGGAGTTGGAGGGCAAGGAGTGGGGGTCGGAGTTGGGGAAGGCGGACGACGATGACTGATGACATCGACCGGGCGCGGGAAGAGGCGGAGAGCCTGATCCGGAACGGCGTGCCGGGTCCGGGGCCAAAGATCCTCGGCGAGATCACGATCAAGCTCGTGGAGGCGGGGCCTGGCCAGACGCAGACGACGATGACCTGCTCGATCCCGGATGAGCTCGTGGCGCGAGGCCTCTACCAGAAGGGGGCCGTGATCCTTGAGATGATCCTGGCCCAGCGCGCGGCGCAGAACTCGCCGCAGGTGCTCAAAGCCGGCGCGCTACCGCCGGGGCTCATGGAGCGCGCCAGAAAGCACATGCGCGGGTAATTGAACACCGATCTCGTCGACGACCTCCTCGCCCCGGACCGGCTTCACATCGCCCTCCGCGTGCTGGCGGATCGGGCGGCGCGGTGGGTGTCGCTCTGCATGAGCTTCGCGCTGTTCAGCTACGGGGCGTGGCGGCTCGAGCCGTGGAGCGTGGCGTCGGCGGTGTTCTTTACGATTCTTTGCACGATCCCGATCTGGTGGCAGAGGAAGGGAGAGCATCATGGCTGAGGAAGAGCCGGGAATTAAGGGACTACTTCCGGACAAGGACACCTTCCGTCCGCATCGGCGCGACGTGGGGGCGCAGGCTTCGCAGGAAGCGCTGAAATACGTGGCGGGGATGCATCAGGTCCACAACTACAACGACTCACGTCCAGACGGCGACACGCTCTATCGCACCGACGTGGCGTCTCCAGCCTCCGCCATGTTCAAGGCGACGCCGCCGACCACGAGCGTGACCCAGCGCGAGGCGACGAAGAAGCCCGCCTACCAGACCGGCATCCCGCGGCAGGGCGGCGATGTCATGCCGCCGACGAAGGAGCCGAGGCCGCAGTGAGCGTTCCGACTTGTCATGTGTGTCGCGCACCGCAACGATACGTGCGTTTGGCGCATTCGGCATCGTGGACTTTCTGGGGGCCGACGCAGATCGCCGGAAGCGAAGTCGTGAGCTTCTGTTCGGCTGATCCGGCGCACGACGTTGTTGGCGACATGCTTGAGCGTATCCGCTGCGAACTCGCTTGGGAGACCGCATGAGACCCGGCGTCGAGCACCAGCACCAGCCGATCGTGCCGGGGGCCCTCTGGCAGGTCCACTGTAACGACTGCGGGGCGGCGTTCGACTCGGCGGCGCCGAGCGAGGAGGCGGCGCTGAGCGAGGTGCGAGCAGATCACGATGCCGCGCACACGCATCTGAGCGTGCAGGCGGTGTCGTATGCGGAGCACCCGCTCCGGTGAACGCGCCGCTCTGGGTCGTCCTCGCGATCTCCGCCACGACGGACTTTCTCATCGCCGGTGGCGGGACGCTCATGGGAGCGATCGTCGAGAGCGGGAGCAAGGCGATGCCGTCGGGCATCGTGATTCTGGTGGCGTGTCTGGCGGGCCTCGTGGCCGCCGCGAAGGAGGTCCGGATGAACCTGAAGCTCCCGGAGGTGCCGAAGTCGGAGGTGGGGAAGCCATGAGCCGTCTTGCACTCGGTGTCGCCCTGCTGCTCCTGTCCGGCTGCGGCTACGTCCTGAAGGGTGCCGGCGAATATCCCGGGTACGTCGAATGCCGAGGCAAGGGCAGCGTGACGGGCGTCGGGCAGACGAGCCTGTCGGCGGGGGTTGGTGGAGCGGGCCAGAATAGTTTTACCCTGACCGTCGACTGCGGCGACGGGCTCATCTACCAGCAGGGAAAGGAACCCCCGGCCTCTGCGGGGAGCGTGGTGCCGCCATCGCCGCCTAAGTGAATGTGGTTTTTCACGATCGTGGTGTACGCATCAATCACGGTGCTCGGAGCGACGGAGACGACGGTGAATCTTCCGATGCGAGCGGTGACGGTGAAGATACCCGGATTTGAAACGGCGAAGGCATGCGAGTTCATCCGCCAGCAAGTTATCTTTACGCGGAAGAAGGAACTGTACGTGTCCGCGTGCGAGCAAGTGGAACTCCCGCCGCGATGAGCGTCATCCAGCGCGCGATCCGCTCAGTGGAGCTCGACCGAGCGTATGCGTCGCTCCCGCGGCTCAACTGCCAGCGGAAGTGTCAAGCGGCGTGCGGGCCGATCGTGTTTAGCGGGGAGGAGCGCGAGCGGATCGAGCGCCGGATGGGGACGGCGTGGCGCGCGTTGAGTCTCCAGTGTCCCATGCTGACACCGTCCGGTGCCTGCGCGATCTACGACATCCGCCCGATGATCTGCCGGGTGTGGGGCCTGACGAAGTCCATGGCGTGCCCGTTCGGCTGCGTGCCCGAGCGGTGGCTCACGGACACCGAGGCGCACGCCTTGTTGGCGAAAGCGGAGGAGTGGTGATGCGTCTCCAGATTCTCAACGACAAGTCCGGCCCGATCGCGTTCTGGCTCTTCTGGGCGTTTTGCGTCATCGCGGCCACAGCGTTCTGGCTCGTGGTGGCCTCGGTCGCGAGCGCCGATCCCTACACGGTCTCGCCGACCGGCACCACGCCGCTCATCACGTACACGGAGCCGACGACGTATACGACCGGCGCCGCGATCACCGATCTGAAGGAGACGCATATCTACTGGAAGATCGGCACGGGGGCGGAGTCCACGGTCGTCGTGCCGGCGAGCAAGGCGACGGGCGGCGGGGTGATCTCGAATAGCGCGATCCTGATACCGATCCTCCCGTGTCAGTCGGCGGTCATCAACGTCACCGTCTCCGCAGTCTCGGTGTTAGGTGGTGAGAGCGCGCGGACGGCCGCGGCACCGCTTCCAGTGGATCGCACGAAAGAGGCCGTGTGTGTCACGCCGAATGCGCCGAGCAGCGTGACGGTGCAATGAACCACGACGAGCTGCACCCTGGACTGGGTGCCCGTGGACGGCGCCACCGAGTATGGTGTCTACCGTCTGAAGGGCCAGACCTGGGTGCTGGTGCAGACGATTGATAGCCCACCGGCGACGATCTTCCCTGGCAACGGGCGGCAGACGTGGGGCGTCGCGACGATTGGCTCTGGTGGGACCAGTGTCAAGACCCCGATCAGCATCAAGACGCAATGATCCGCCGCCTGGTCGCGGTGCTCTTGATCGCGATGCCCGTCGAAGCGGGGGTCCTCTTCGACTCGAGTTGGGACACGGCGACTGGGACCGGGATCTCGGCGTTCACGGATGGAGGGCAATGGACCGGGTACGTCCAGTGGGACACGCCGACGCCGACGATGGCGATCGTGACGGGCGGGCCGGGTGGCCACAACGCGCTCCGCGCGCAGCAGAACGGGCCGATCTGGGGATCAGACGTCTGGAAGGCGAATGTGATCGGCGTCGGGCGGGACACCTACGTCCGCTTTTACTTCCGCTCGGACGACACCTCGGGCCCGGGCGATCATGTCGCGACGGCGGGGACGATCGTCGGCGGTGCGGCGATCGAGAGCCTGACGTATCTCAGGAAGTACGGCAGCGCGTCCGGCTTTTACATGGCGCTCTCCAACTACGCCTGCGGGAACACGATCTGGCAGACGTGGCACTGGGGGCCGCCCAATCGGCTGGCGCTCGGCCGCTGGTATCGATTTGAGTATTGGGTCGAATGGGTGGACGCGACCCACGTGCGCGTGCATCCGCGCGTCTACGATGATGGGAACTCGCTGCTGTATGACGAGACGACGTTCGTCAACGGGGAGCCGCAAGATCGGCCGGCACTCTGGAACGGCCAGGCGTGGACCCTCGCGAAGTTCTACGCGGCCGGGAACACTTTCTGCGTGGATCCGGCGATGATGGTGTCGCTGGCGATGGGCAACAACGGGCAGGGGCAAGCGAGCGCGACGAAGCAGTTCTGGTACTTCTCATCGGTGCAGGTCCGCGACGACAGGTGGCCGGGGCCGATTGGAGGAACGACGGCGCCTCCGAGTGTGCCGAGTGGCGTCACGACGCAATGAGCGAGAGCCGCGAGCGACGGAGGAAGAGCTGCGGATGATCCGGCGGCGATTTCCTGCGGCGAGCGAGCTGTGCCCCGCGGTGCGGCGCGATGCGTTCTGTCTCCGCCCCGCCGGCCATCGTGGGTTCCACAAGTGGAAGCTCCGGCTCGGTCGGAAGGACCGGATGCCGTGATCGCGAAGTTCCTCGAGGCCGACCGGAAGTGGAAGGCCCAACACCCCCAGGAGCCTGCCTAGCGAAAAGAAACGGCCCCGACCGTGGTCGCCGATGCAGCCGCCAGTCGAGGCCATTCCCCACTGAGCCG